AAACATTTCCGCTGGGCTTTTGAAGGACTGGATACCAGCTGGCACCTAGAGCTGGGCCGTGCTTGATCACAAAGCGACAGCCTTGGTGTGCTTGCAAATTGCAGTTCGTTAACCTGAAATTAAAAGCGTTGTCAGCTATGTAGAGTGGCAACGAACCTGTGTGACCGACCAGAGTTACGTGCGAAATCGCTTGCTCAAAATTACGAACATCCCTGCCCTCGACCAGCGTGCTCGGCTCAACGTAGAGCCCTACTGGAGCGTCAGTCTGATGCCACCACCCGTTGTCATCTTTGAGGACATGTGGACCTGTGCCGTGAAAGCGAAAGACACTGCCCATGTGAGCGTGTGACCTCACCTGAAACGAACCAGCTAGGCGTGCCGTGTTCCTGAAATTATAAACAGGTTCAGTTGCGAGGATAATAATCTTGGGCGCTTCAAAACTACCGTACCAACCTCGACCAGAAGGGGAGTTTCCTTGCTTCTTCTGCCAGTATTCCTCGGACTTATCACGGTAAGCAGCCTGAACCGCCTGTCCCTCTTTGATAATCTTTTCCCAGCTTTCATCTGCGTAACCAGCTGAATCATTCTCCAGTTTGTAGACGAATGATTGCTGTTCAGGAATGTCCTGTTTTTCTGCCAGGGTATTTATCCTGCCTTCTAGCTCAGCTATGCGTAGCTGGTGGTGTTCACTGTTTCGGGCTAGCCCTAACAGTTGGGTCAGTGTTCTTATCAGCTCTCTCATGTTTGTTTCAGGTTGGGAGAGCGCACCTCGCGCCCTCCCGATTTCACCACTGCCAACTGTAGGCAGCTTTAACATATCTCAATTGTTAGGTTGGTGAAAAATTATCCGACTTGCTCCGCTCTCTTTGCATTCAACCACTCTTCGTGGTGTGGTTCCGAGGCGCACTCAAACCTAGTCTTGTTGCGGACGAGAACTAGGTCGATCTCTCCTAGCCTACCCGCCCTGTTTTTTCCAACGGTCAGCTTGAGCAGCACGTTGGGTCCGCTATACATCGAGACATCTTTTTGCCAGAGGAACATGACGCAATCTGCATCTGCTTCCAGTGATCCTGATTCTCGCAGCATTGACATGTTAGGGCGTTGATTACCGTTACGCTCCGCTTCACGGCTTAGCTGGGCTAACCCAATCACAGGGATCTTCAGCTCCTTGGCTAACCGCTTCAGCCCTTGAGTAACCTCAGCTACCTGTAGGTGACGATCCCTGCGCTTCACATCGTCACTTGGTTTAACGAGCTGGATGTAGTCTATAATAATTAGCTTGATGCCTCGGTCAGCAACCATGCGACGAGCATGTGAGCGCAATTGGTTTATTGTCAGACTGGCATCGTCAACGATCTTCAGTGGCGCTTTCTTTAAATCAACGATGTGTTGGCTGGTCCGAGCTATAGTCCTGAGACGCCCAGCTTCGTCTGCGTTTCTGTTGATAATATCACCAGTCAGATCGGCGTCACTAGTGGAGGACAGCATGCGTAGGTTGATTTCACGCGCAGTCATTTCGTAGGAGAAAAATCCTACAGGAACTCCCGCGAGGATCAGCTTCTCCGCAATGTTGCCAGCTATCGCAGACTTACCAACCGAGGGACGAGCAGCGAGAACGTAAAGTCTGCCACCTTCCAGCCCACCGAGTATACCGTCCAGCGAGGGATAGCCTGTAGGTAGTCCACGCTTGATTCCGTTGTGAGCATCCTGTAGCTGGTCGATCAGGTCACGCATCTGTGCCTCTCGGCTTTCGTTCTCGGCGCTGCTGACTTTCTGGTTGAGATCGAATATGCAGCTTTCTGCCTCGCTGACTAGATCTTCAAGGCTCTCAGCTGTGCCTGACTTCTGCGCCAACTTCAGCCCTGCCTCTTGGACTGCCCTGGCCTTGCGTTTAGCTTCGGTGTTACTAGCGTAGTATTCCCACTGGCAGGAGCTGGGACATCGGTCAACAGCTTGCTCTACGTCGAGAACTGTAGGTTGGTTCACCTTGTCAGAGCCAAGAAACTTGTGAGCAAGCGTGTCCTGTTTGACAGGTTGACCAGCCTGTTCCAGCTGCATAATCTCTCGCCACATTAATCTACATTTAAAGTGGAAAAAATGTTCTTCAGTGATGCCGAACGCTATCAGGTCGTTCAGTTTTCCCTGAACAGCTGCTCCGATGACAGCTTGCTCAGATTCTAAATCGTGTGGTATTTCGTGGTTCATTGTATTTTTATTAATAAGGCTGCATGTCTACCTCCAACCTCGCAGCCTCCGCAGTCTGAGGCTTGCCCTTATTAAAGGCAGGCTTTGAGGGTGTCCTGTAATTACGAACCCAACCTTTGAACATAGCTCGCCAGTCTTTGAGGGGTTCTCCGTTGTGGAGCCAGCTGCGCTCCTCGTAGTGTTCAAAAAATTCAGCAGCGAGATCGGTTCGGTCGTGCTTCTTTGAGTAGTCGTCAACCTGTGAACGAGTAGGCTTAAGAGTGGGAGTTTCCTCCTTCTTCAAAATTTCTTTATTACTACTACTACTACTACGTGCGACACTGGTGTCGCTTTTTGCGACATACGTGTCGCATTTTGCGACACTGGTGTCGCACTGTCTTGCGAGTTTAAGTGATCGTTCGACCGTTCTCTTGCTCACATTCAGCAACTTTGCGATAGCACTAGCACTGGAGTTAGACCCTGAAAACGAGAGCCCAGCTATAAGCTTTGCCTGAGGTGTTAGATCACTTGTCATTATCGCTTCGGGTATCTCCACTAGCATCACTGCCTCCCTCGATCAGGTCACTGCGTCTCACAATTTCGAGGAAGTCCTCGGCGCTTAGCGTGACCAAAAAATTTGTGTTGTTCTTTTTGTGCGCCACTATCGGCGTCTTCCCTTCCCCTGCGTCACGAACTGCTTGGGCGTATGCGTCTCTCAGGTTAAGTCTCTCTACGTTTTTGACCTCCCAGTGGAGCGTAGGCAGCTCTCGGCACACCACATCAGGGCTAACCCCGTCAGGTGACATGCCTGAGAACTGCCTGCCTCGGTAGGTTGTGGCAGGATCGAACCCTGCTGCACGGAGAACATCCCGCCACAACCTCTCACCGCGAGCACCCTTGTCTCTGCTTTTTTTACCCTTGCCCATTTTCGAGAAGTGTTGCGTTTTGGGCTGGGTCGAATTTATTGGTCAACTGCCACAGTTTGCATGCTGCTTGAAATGTCTGCCAAGCCTCACGAATCTCTGGAGCAGTCCAGACTCGTGTGATTGGAGTGGTAGGTTTATTGCTGGGCAGGACCACTGACATAACCTGTGAAATCCGCTTTGGCTTGTTGTCCCAATCTGCGTATTTGTAGGCTGCTAGCTGGTATATCCAGCTCGGGTAGAACCTGGGCTTGCCAGACTTGACATCCTGAGTCTTGTAATCGAGCAGAGTTGTTCGACCGTCGATAACAGCAATAGCGTCTACGGTTCCTGCGTAGCCCAGCTTTTTATTGACTGCTACAAATTCAGTGTCAATAAACCTGACATGATTGTCGCGAACCCACTGAACGTAGATAGCGACATGCTCCCTGATCTCCTCGTATTCGCTACCGACATAACCTGTCTGGTTCAACTCGTCGATTGCAGAGTGGTAAAGAGAACCGAACGCACGGGCGTCAGTCATCTTTTTCTGAGAGAGCTGCATGACTCTGCCTCTGTAATCCTCTTCAGATTCTCCCGCTCGCATTGGTTGAGCCAAGCAAGCGTCTAGTATCTGAGTTTGTTTCCACCTATCCAGTGACGGGTTAGCGATAATCTTAGTGATCGTGGTAACTGAGGGGTAGAGCCCCAGCTTGCGAGCATCCCTCTTGGTAGTGTTCCGGTCTGTTCCGTTGAGAGCCTTAACAGTGTGACTAGGGGAGCCACTGGGCGTATACCAGTGACCCCCTTCGTCTTTGTTAAGTTCTCGCTTATTGGGAGTTGTTGCTGCGAGAAACATAATATTAGAACGGTGCGCTTTCAGTGTAGGGCTTGTAATCTTTGGCGACCCAAGCATTTTCCAGATCGTCCTCTGCAATAGCTGTGCAGCTAGTGAGGTTAGAGTAGACTTTTCCCTCTACATTATTATGTGTAAATACACATAAGGCAGGACGTCCGACTACCTCTTCTTCAAACTCCTCCTTGGTTTTGAAAGCCTTGATAGGCACTTCCCAATCACGAAAAAACTTGTGAAGCTTGCTATTCTCGTTGGCGATAGACTCAGGAATATTGAACCACTCCCAGTGGACACAGTATTCTTTAACCCCTTCCTCAACTTCAACTTGCTTCTCAGTTTGGAATGCTAGTATCAACTGATACTTGGTTCCGTGATCCCCGCTCTTAGACCAAGGCTCGCCTGTTTTTTTATTATGTGTAATGACCTCAACACACACGCCACGGGCTGCGCCTTTGGGGTGTGGTTCGAATTCTTTACTCGCTTTACTTTCGTTTGATAGGAACATTTTCTTTATCTTTCTTTTATTGTTCTTGTTTGTTTTGTGTCATGTCGGCAGCAGCCTCTGCTGCTAACAAATTTAGTTCCAACGCCTGCACGTAGGCATAGAGGTCGTATACCTCTTCTCTGATACTGTGTATGAGCTGGTGCGTGGACATACGGCTCAGACCGCGAGTCCCGCAGGAGTTGTGTTCTTTGGTTCCAGCATCGAATTTGCTCTGGAACTCAGCGGAAAATTTAGCGAGAGCGATGTCCCGTATTTCGGGATCTGGTAGTATATTCATAGTTGATTTTTAATTAAAGACTCAATTACGTGGGCGTGTCGCAGCCCGTTTTTCTTGCAGTATCGAACCAGCCTTGCATGTGATTTTGCGCTGATCGTAACTGTTTTAACTTTAGGAACCTTCGTTGTCATGTGTTGTTTGTAACTACACATAATTTCACGTTGTGAGTCAACAATTAATTTAAAATAATTAACAATAATTGTTGACCCGTCACCCCGTGTAGTGTCAGTTGTTTATGCGGGTTCGGTGGTAATAGCAGGGCAGGCATGCATTATTCCCGCAGAAAGTAAAGAGCCTTAGAATGAAAAAGAAAACAACACGACGTAACGCAAAAACAGACCCCAACTCAAGACGCGATCCAGATCAAGTGTCCCACACTTTCTGGCTATCTTCCGACCACAAAGCTCAACTTGAAGAGCTGGCAGCAGCCAGTCGCTTTACTAAGACTGCCCTTCTCCGACACTGGATTGAGACTGAGCACGCCAAGCAATCTCAATCTGGCGGGCTAACCACAAGTCTGGACCCTTTCCCTGATCCTCAGACAGTTGCTGAAGCAGTTCGTGGGAAGCGGAGGGCAAGGAAATCGTAACAGGTTCAAGAGCATTTTTCATGTGTATATTTGTATCAACGAATAGTCGGGTTTATAAGGGACAATTAACTTTAACTATTTGAGACGGAGTCTCAACTACAAAAATGAATAACCTTTGTAGTTGTCATCATAATTGTCGGGATCGAACCTGCGACAACTGCCGTGTGAAGGCAGTGCTCTACCGCTGAGCTAAGCGTGCGGAACGACCTTGCAAACACTATACCCTCTGCCTCCAATACTTTACAATAATTATTTTAAATTAAAATACTATGACTTGGGAATCACTCATCAATATCTACGCCAGCACAGGCAAGCCTGTTACCCAACAGCGCAAGGCCAACGAGTTCAAACACTCGCGCTGGGATCGGCTGCGAAAACTTGAAGTCGATCAGACCACTGGAACAGACTTCCTTGATCTCATGCATCAAGGGGGTCAGATGACGCAGATTTATCTGAGCGCAATACAGCAGCTTGCCCTAGATATAGGCGCACGAACCCACGTTGTGCTACCCAGAAAAATGTGGCCCAAGATCTCCAAAGTAACCAAGCGTGCGATCACTGAGGACGAGCATCGCATGTTGTGTTCCAACATGCAGTCGCGTAGCTGGAAAACATTCCTCCAGATCCTCTGGGAAACAGGGGCAGCGCAGTCAGACGCAGCGAGTTTTCGTATAGAAAAACTAGCGGGGGATGTGCTGGAATATAACCGTATGAAAACTGGCAGGCGAGCAGCGCAGCGGATCAGCAAACAACTCCAGCGCATGCTAGCCAGCGTTGCTGCTCAGCGAACCCAGGGCTATTTTCTTCCGATGCTTGAACGCACCTGTGCCAAAGATCGGGCCAGCATGTTTCGCAGAGCATGCATCCGCTGCAATATCACAGGCGTTACTTTGCACAGCTACAGATATGCTTGGGCTGAACGGGCTTTCTCTGAGGGCATGCCTGAACGGCTGGCGATGATTGCGCTCGGACACAACTCGGCAGCAATCCACAGGGTGTATGCAAAAGGGGCCAACGTAGTAGCCCCTTGCTTGAGTGATTGTGAAAATGTGGAGGAGAACTAAAACTTGTTAAGCAGCTTTTCGATCAGGCTCTTTGTTCCGTTGGTGCGCTGCTCCGTAGCTACGGTCTTCTTGATCTGCTGAGCAGAGGACGCATCCAATACTTTGAGTTGCTCTTTGAATGCTTGTGCAGCTGAGACTCCACTGAGTGCGGCTTTCTGCCACTGCCGACCACGTAGGTGTGCACCGATCCCAAGCAGCGCAAGCAACCCGTTAGCTACCAGACCGCCCCACGGCACAGGTGCTAGATCTCCAGCTGCTGCGATCCCGTGCTGCACGTTCGGCTTAACGATCCAACCGTTGGTGACCACTGTCGGGTAGGGTCCAGTCGGCGTGTCTACAATGTTGGTAGCTGTTACGGGCGTGTAAACTTTATCACCAGCCCACTCCAACTGTCGGCAACCTGTCATTGCAATCGCAGCAGTTGCCACGCATAGTATAGC